GTACCGTTTACCCCCCAACGAACCCCCAAACCAGCGATGTAACTACGATTGCCGGTGATGGCGCCCGATGCCGACCTGCTTGGCCCTAACGGTCCCAGATTCCTCCGCGCTCGCGAGGTAGCCGTCCTCCTGCGGACTACCGAAGGGGCCCTGGCCAAGCGGCGCCACCGGGGTGATCCTGGGCCGCCGTGGATTCGTGATGTGGGGACGATCCTGTACCCCGCCGTCGGCCTCAGAGGGTACCTCGCCCTTCCCGACGATGACTGGGTGGTCTGCTGATGCTTGCCCCTATTGAATGCCCGATTTGCGGAGGCTGGGCGCCGACGCCAACCGCGCCCCTCGATCCGACAACTGACCAGTACGTTTCTGCCGCGAAGCTTGTCAGTCTGACCGATCGACCCATCTATCAGATTGTGGCCACCGTCGACTGGGTTCTGCTCGACTTCCGCCACGCCCATGCCCGATCCTGACCAGCCGGCCCTATTTGAAGTCGCCGGCCGCCCGGTGAAGCGGGTGCGCCGCTCGTGTGACCTGACGATCAAGGCGCTGCGCGACTCGGGGCGCCTGGAGGCGTGCGATGCCCTGCTGGTCGCGCTATTGCGGACAACTTCTGACCGCTGTGACGAGCTGCGCGGCGCCGACGGGAAGGAGTTCCACGAGGCCCAGGCCCTGCGCCTGACCGGCGAGCTCGAGGCCCGCCTCCGATCGCTAGGCGGTCCCCAAACTGACGCTTTCGACCAGCTACTGGCAGCGGCTACAGGTCCCGCCCCGCCTGGCCACCCCGCCTAGCGGGGCGCCGACGCTCGGCCCGGCCGTCGACGCCGTTGGGCGGGCCCTGTTCGGCCGGCCCATGCAGGCCTGGCAGTCGGCGGTCAACGCGGTGGCCGGCGAGTTCGACCCGGCGACCGGCGAGATGACCCACGGGGTAGTAGTCCTGCACGTGCCCCGCCGGGCCGGTAAGTCCGCCATCTGCCTCGCCCAGCTCGCCCGGCGGGTGCTCGGCCAGGACCGCTCCCAATCGTGGTACACCGCCCAGTCCGGCGGCGACGCCGGGCGGACGTTCCGCCGGGAGTGGCTGCCGATCCTGCGCTCGTCCGGCCTGGCCCGCCACCTGAAAACATCGCTCCGTGCCGGCGGCGAGTCCTTCGAGCTGGTGGCCCGCTCCAGCTCGGCGACGTGTTTCCCGCCGATCGAGTCCGCTCTTCACGGCACGAACGTCGACCTGGCCATCGTCGACGAGGCCTGGAGTTTCGGCGGTGACGAGGGGCGCGGAATCGAGATGGCCGTCTTCCCGGCGCAGTTGACCCGGCCCGGGGCGCAGACCTGGATCGTGTCGGCGGGCGGGACGCTGGCCTCGGTCTGGTTCGACGGGTGGCTGGAGCGCGCCGAAACTGCGCTGGAGAGTGGCAAGCAGGGGATCGCACTTTTCGAGTGGGGCGCCGACAACACCGCTCCCGACTACGACCCGGCCCGCCCGGCCACCTGGTGGACGGCCCACCCGGCGTTGGGGGACACGATCACCGAGGCCGCCATCGCCGCCGAGTACGGCCGCGAGGACCTGGCCGCCTTCGAGCGGTCGATCCTCAACGTGTGGCCGAGACCCCGTCAGCTCGGGACGGCCATCGAGCTGGACGCCTGGGCCAGCCTCGCCGATCTCGACACCCCGTCCACCCCCGTCGCCCTCGCCTTCGACGTGTCGTCCGACCGGGCCAACGCCGCCCTGGTGGAGGCCGGCCGCACCCCGGCGGGACTGACGTGCGTGGCCGTGTTGGCCTACCGGCGGGGCGCGGCCTGGCTCGAGGAGGATATCCGGGCCTGGCGGCGGGCCCACCCGTTCGGCGTGATCGTCGCCGACAGCCTGGCCGCCGGTACCGTCGCCGACCGCCTCGAGCTGGCCGGGGTAGATGTGCTCAGGACGGGGGCGGCGCAAATGGGCCGGGCCTGCGCCGACCTCGTCGACCAGGTCGCCGGCCGCACCATCGCCCACCGGGCCCAGGCCGTCCTCGACGACACCCTCGCCTCGGCCGGCCGACGGATCCTCGGCGACGGCTGGGCCTGGTCCCGCCGCACGTCCGACACCGACATATCGCCGCTGGTGGCCGCCACCCTGGCCGCCTGGGCGGCCCGCACCCACCCCATCCCGCCCGCCCCGTTCGTCGCCGTCGCCCGCTAGGTGCTTGACATGCCCGTTTCAGTCACACGACAAGTCGCTCGCAATGTTCGGTTCGCGCTCCCGGCGGTTGGATGCCCGGGTCGCGGAGCTGGAGGCCGCGGCCGGTCCGCTGTCGGGGAAGTCGCCGGCGCCGGCCGTGGCCGCCAACGGCGGCGGCGGGGATCCGTGGACGTGGATCTTCGGGAACACCGTGTCGAGGGCCCAGGCCATGGCCGTCCCTACCCTGGCGTACATTCGCCAGCAACTGAGTGGCGGCGTGTCGTCGATGCCGCTCGAGCGCTACCGCAGGGACCCGGCCGGCGGGGAGCCGACGAAACTGGACCCGGGCTGGTGCGAGAACCCCGACCCGGCGTCGACGATCGCCCCCAGCCTGTTTTGGTCGTGGATCATCGACGACCTGTTCTTCAATGGCCGCTCGACGCTGGTGGTGCTAGCTCGGGACAGCAGCGGGTTCCCGGCCGCCTTTCGGCGGGTGCTGCCGGGCCAGTTGGTGTACTCGCCGACGGTGTTGGCGTGGGGGACGTTCACGGCTATCCCGCCCGTGGTCTACATGGGCACCGAGATCCCGCCCGAGGACGTGATCGCTATCGACGGCGCCCACGAGGGGATATGTAACTACGGGGCGCAGGTCATCCAGGCCGCGCTGGATCTGGAGACGGGCTCGGCGACGGCGGCGGCCGAGCCGCTCCCGAATATCGATCTGCATCAGACCGGCGGCGAGCCGCTGTCGCCGGCCGCGGCCGAGGACCTGGTCGGCAACTGGAAGGCCGCCCGGGCCCTCGGCGCCACCGCCTACACCCCGCAGAACCTGGAGGCCCGCACCCTCGGGTGGTCGGCGATGGATCAGCAGATGGTCGAGGCCCGCCAGTACATGGCCACCCAGTTGGCCCGCATGGCCGGCGTGAACCCGGTCCTGGTGTCGGCGGCGATGGGCTCGAGCTCGAGCTACGTGTACACGAACCAGGCCGACTACCGCCAGGCGTTCCTCGACGACGTCCTGGATTCGTACCTGCAGGCCATCGAGGGCCGCCTGAGTGCGAACGATGTAACGCCGCGCGGCCAGTACCTGGAGTTCGACCGCGACGAATTCACCCGGCTGCCGCTGCTCGAGCGGGTCCAGGTGATGGTGGCCGCCTTAAAGGGCGGCGACCCGCCCGCCCTGGTCAACGGCCTGGCCAAGATCCTCGACCTCGACTTCTCCATACCCGAGACCGACACCGTCCCGATCCCGCCGGCGGCGCCGGCGCCGCCCCTGCCGACGCCGCCGGCGCCGAGAACGCCCGCCGCGATCACCCCTGGAGGCCCCTGATGGAGATCCGTTTCGACGCCCCGCCCGCCCGGGTGGCGGCCGACAAGGCCCGCCGCACCATCTCGGGAATGGTCGTCCCTTGGGGCGCCTACGCCACGGTGAGCACCGGACAGACCGTCGCCTTCGCCCGCGGCTCGCTCAGCCTGTCGGACCGCTCGAAACTGGTCCTCGATCACGACCCGGCCCAGCCCGTCGCCGTCTACCAGTCGTCGACCGACACCGCCGAGGGGCTCGAGGCCACCTGGCGGGTCCCGGCCGGCGACCGAGGCGACAGGATCCTCGCAGAGGCCGCTGACGGGCTCCGAGACGGCCTGTCCGTCTCCGCTGATGTAACTGCCTCGGATGACCGCGACGAGGGCACCTGGGTCATCTCCGCGCGCGGCCGTCACGTCGCCCTGCTGTCCGAGCCGGCCTTCGACGCCGCCCGGGTCACCGCTGTAGCCGCTTCCCAACCCCAACCGACCGTAGGAGAACCAGTGACCGTCACCGAGCCCACCACCGCCGCCGCCGTCGAGGCCGCTCCTGTCCCGGCGGTGACCGCCGCGGCCGAGCCGGTGACGTTGACCGCGGCCGGCGCCGCCTCCTCAGTCCAGCACGCGGCGCCGGCCCGGGTGCAGGACCCCTACCCGTACGCCCTGGCGCTCCAGTTCGGCGGGCCCAGTTTCGTGCGTGACGCCTGGGCGGCCATGGAGAACCCGGGCTCGTCGGAGGCGGACCGCTGGCGGCGGGCCCAGGCGATGGCCGGCGACCCGACCGTGGTCCGGGCCGGGCTGGCCCGTTTCGGCGCCACCCTGGCCATGGCCCCCGGCCCGGAGCTGGCCGCCGCCACCGGGACGACGGTGACCGACCCGGCGCTGGTCCCGAACCGCTGGCTGCCCGACCGCTACGTCCCCCTGCTGGGCGCGAAGTCGCCGCTGTACACGGCCCTGGCGAAGTACGGCACCCCGGATTTCAACACCCTCGAGGTGCCCCGCACCGCGGCCGAGACGGGCCTGTCGGGCGTGCCGACCGACGAGGTCACCCCGATCGCCCCCGGGACGATCACCACCACGAACGACCAGGTGATCATCAACGAGGTCGAAGGGTCGTACCTGTTCTCCCGGAAACTGCTGATGGGCTCGAACCCGCAGATCGACCGGATCGCCCTGGACGCCATGAACCGGGCCTGGCTGGCCCAGGTCGAGACCGAGGCCGTTACCTATTTTGTCGGCGGCGCCGCCGTGCACACCGCCGTTTCGGCCACTTACTCGGATGGCGCCGGCTATATCACCGCCCTGCAGGGCCAGTTCGCCACCATGGCCGCCGGCACGCTCTACCAGGCGACCGTGGTGGTCCCGGCGTCGAAGGAGTACATCGCCGCCACCGAGGCGCATGACTCGACCGGCCGGCCGCTGCTCCCCTACGGCCCGCAAATGAATTCTTCTGGCGAGTCGTCGGCCGCCTTTTCGTCGGCGTCGGTGCAGGGCGTCCCGCTGATGCCCGGCCCGTACATGTCCGCCACGCATACCCTGATCCTCGACCAGTCGCGCGACTCGGCGGTGATCTTCGCCACCCCGGTGATGGATTTCCGGCTGGAGTGGACGACCGACACCGCCACCGGCGGCAACGTGAAGGTCCTGAAGCTCGTCAAGTATTCGGGCGTCGGGTTCTGGTCGCAGTACCCGGGCGGCGTGGTCCTGATGACGAACACCACCCCGATTACCGCTGGCGCCGACAGCGGCGGCCAGGCCGCGTTGGATCGAGGCGCCGACAAGGACAAGGACACCGAGCGGGAGTCCGAGACGGCCCGGGCCCGCAAGTAATGACCAACGGCCAGACCATCGCCCTGCTGGTCGAGGTCGGCGTGATCGCCCTGGTCGCCTTGCTCACCCTGCTGGGGGTGCGGCGCTGATGGCCTGGCCGTCCGACGCCGACCTGGCCGACCGTTTGGGCCTGGCCGCCGGTGACGACGCCACGCGCGTTACCGCCGCTAACGCCGCCGCCACCGCCGACGCCATCGCGGTGCTGGCCGGCACCAGTGTCGACCCGGTCGCCGGCCCGGATGACGCCGGCCAGATCGAGGCCGTCCTGTTATTGGGCCAGTGGTGGTATGAGAACCGCAACCGCCCCGAAGGCCTCGACTCGCTCAACCCGATGGCCAGCCCCTACTACCGGCGGGTGGCGATCGGGATCCTGCAACGCGGCCAACTCCCGGTGGCGTGAGTTTCGTCGCCGCTTACGCTGATGTGGTCGCCGTCCTCGAGGCGGCCGGCTTGCGCGTCGCCCAGCGCGACGGCGATATCACCCCGCCGGTGGTGTATATCGGCCGGGGGACCCTCACCGATGCCGGCGCCCCGCTGGCCGGCGGGCGGATCCTCGGCGCCTACCTCTACTTCATCCCGGTACGCGGGGTCGACAACATGGCCGGCGACCTCGAAACCCTCGACGTGATGTATGACGCCTTGTCGCCGATCGCCTGGGCGCCGCTGAACGCCACCTGGTCGTCGGTGACGGTGAAGGCCGACACCTGGCCGTGCTGGCGTATCGACATGTCCGCCGCTTCTGTAACCACCGCCGCCCTGAAAGGCTGATCGATGCCCACGACCGTTAACAAGCTGATCGGCACCCTGAAACTCGGTGACACTTCCACCGGGGTGGCCATGGAGGCCCAAGTAACCCAGGTCGGCCTCCCCCAGACCGTCACCCGCGACTCGCCGGTGGTGGTGCTGACCGGGGATCTGATCCAGGCCCAGGCCATCTACTCGAACAGCGTGCAAGGGACGTTGCTGATCGATTGGTCCGACCCGGACGGGGTCGTCTATTTCGTCCAGTCGAACAAGGGCCAGCAGATGCCGTTCACGTTCCTGCCTATCGGGGTGAGCGGGCCCACCTACACCGGCACCCTCATCAATGATGGCCTCGACTTCCAGGAGATCGCGGCCGGGTCGAACGCGGTCGCCAAGTTCACCTGGCCGATACAAGGCCAGATGACCATGACCGCCCCCGCCCTCGCCGACGACGCTGATGGCTGACGGGATCACCGTCGAGGCGACCAACGGGCCGGCCTTCCAGGCCTGCCTCGAGGAGATCCGCCGGGACGTGGCCGAACCGAAAGAGGCTCTCGCCGCGGCCGGCGCCGAGCTGGTCGCCGAGGCCACCGCGAACGCCCCCCGCCGTACCGGCCGCCTGGCCGGCTCGCACCGGCTGCTACCGCTGACCGGCAGGAGTGTGCGGGTCACGAACGCCGCCCCCTACGCCGCGGTGATCCACTGGGGTTGGCCCGCCCACGGCATCAAACGCCAGCCGTGGCTGGTCGCCACCTGGCTGCGCTCCACCCGGCCGATGGTCAAGGCGACCGAGGCCGTACAGGCCACCATCGACAAGGCGTCGGCGAGGACAAAATAAATGCCGGTCCATCTGATGCACCTGATCGCCTACCGCGACGACGGCCAAGAGTTCGAGATCCACGCCGACCAGCGCGACATGCGCCGCGCCTTCATCGCCCTCGGCATACAGGACCCGGAGCTCGATGTCCTCGGCTTCCCGCGGGCGTGCGCCTGGGCGTACCTGTCGCGCGTCGGCGAGATCGACGGTATGGGCTGGAAGACGTTCGACGCCGAGACCGTCGAGGTCTCCCCGGCCGACGAGGACGACCCCACGACCGTGGTGGACCCTACCGGGCCGGCCCCGGCCGGCTGATCGCGGTGCTGGCCGTGCACACCGGGATCGCCCCGTCGGTCCTGTGGGAGCAGGACCCGGCCGATCTCGCCACCCTCGTCGACGTCCTCGAGCAGCTCCATGGCTAAGGCCGCCGTCCTCGACATTGTCATTGAGGCCACCGCCGACAAGGCCACCGAGGCGTTCGACAAGGTCAAAGAGAAAAGCTCGGGTTCCTATACGGCGTTGAAGGTGGGCGCCGTCGCCGCGGCGGGGGCGGTGATCGCCGGGCTGGGCGAGGCGACCGCCGCCGCCGCCGAGCACGAGGTCGGCGTGGCCAAACTGGAGCAGGCCTACAAAAACGCCGGGATATCCACCGACGACATGAAAGGGTCCCTCGAGGAGATCGACAAGTCGTCGAGGAAAACCGGCCAGTCGACCGAGGACAACATCGCCGCCTACACGAAACTGGTCACGGTAACCAAGGACACCACCAAGGCGCACGACATGCTGGCGACCGCCCAGGATCTCGCCGCCTACAAAGGGATATCGGTCGCGGACGCCGCTACCGCCATGATCCAGGCGAACGCCGGGAACACCCGGGCGTTGAAAGAGATGGGGATCGCCACCACCGACGCCTCCGGTAAGGCGCTGTCCCACACCGCCATAATGGAGAAACTCACCGCGGCGGTCCACGGCCAGGCCGCCGCCTACGGCCAGACCGCCACCGGCGAGATGGCCAGATATAAAGAATCGCTCGACCAAACAAAAGTAGCTATCGGCGAGGCGTTGCTCCCGGCGTTGAAAAGCCTGCTGAACATGCTCCAACCCATATTCACGTGGCTGTCGAACAATCAGGCCATCATCAGCAAACTCACCCCGATCATCGCCGTGCTGGCCGGCGGGGTGCTCGCCGTGGTGGCGGCCATGCGCGTCTGGGCGGCCGTGCAGGGCGTGCTGAACGCGGTGATGTCCGCCAACCCGATCGGCATCGTGATCGTGGCCATCGCCGCCCTGGCCGCCGGCGTCATCTACGCCTACACCCATTTCAGGCCGTTCCGTGACGCCATCAACGACGTGTGGGAGGCCGTCAAAACGCTCGGCTCGTGGATCGTCGCCCACTGGAAACTGATTGTTGATGTTTGGCTCGGCCCGCTCGGCGTGCTCATCACGAACTTCCAGACCGTCGAGCAGGTCATCAAGGACGTGATATCGGCCCTCGAGCAGATCGGCAGCAAAGTGTCATCGGCGCTCGGTTGGCTGGGGAAGATCCCGCACGGTATCGGCGGGATCGTGTCGTCGATCAATCCGTTCTCGGCGCCGGCCGGCTCGGCCGGTGCGACGACGATGGTGTTTCAGATCACCGCCACCCCCGGGGCCGACCTGCCCGAGACCGTCTACCAGGCGTTGCGGGACTATCAGCGCCGCCACGTCCGGCCCGAGCTCGCCCCGCTGTTCCGGTAGATGACCCAGTTCTTCTGGGATTCCGGCACGTGGGACGCCGCCGAGTGGGCGGGCACGCCGCCCGGCGAAGGCGGGTGGGGTGACGACTGGTCCTGGTGGTATCAGGTGAAAAACTACACGCCCGCCTACAATCTGAACCCGTACCTGGTGGAGGCCCGCTGGACGACCGACGGCCACTCGCTCGGCGACGGCACCTTCCGCGGTGACATCCAGCCCGGCACGCTGACGGCCCGTTTCTGGGATCCGAAACGGCATCTGGTGTTGGACAAGACGGGTGCGGTGTGGGCGTTCTACCAGCCGACCGGGGCGTGCTGGTGCTGGTTTTATGACACGTTCTCGCGCGGCCTGTTCGCTCCGGGCGACCCGTCCGCCGCCGATTGCGTGTTCGTCGGCACGTCGTGGCCGTCCCGTCTGACCGCGCCCACCCTGTACTCGAACTACCCGGCCCAGTCCGTGTCGGCCCGCCTGAACGCGGTGGTCGCCTCGTGGACCGCCGCCAGCCCTGGTTTCGTGCTCCCGGCCGTGACCGGCAATATCGCCTCCCAGAACCAGACGGTCCTCGCCGCGCCGATCGACTCGAGCGGCTACTACCCGCCATTCCTGCAAACCGTCCGCGATGCCGCCGCCCTGGGCGCGGCCTGGCTGTCCGCCGCGCCCGTGAACGTCGGCGACGCCAGCGCCGGCGGCCGCCTGGTCTTGAACTACGCCCGCTGGGAGACCAACGTGCAGCGAACCCTGGACCGCTCCCAGATCGTGGCCGGCCCGCCCACGACGGCCTCGACGGACTGGATGATCACTGTCATCAACTGGGCGGCCACCAACGGGTCGACTGGCGTGCAGACCAAGGATCAGATCCAGTCGTCGTCGACCGCCCTGTGGGGGCTGCAGGGCCCGGGCGCCCTGCGCCTGTGGGGTGATGTCACCTACCCGGGCGGCACCGAATGCTCGGCCGCGGAGGCGACCGCCCGCCAGTTGATCAACGACCGGGCCAACGCCTCCGAGCAGCAGCTGTCGTCGATCTCGCTCCAGTCGGGCACCCGCTGGACGGCGGCGGGGAAACCGTCGAGCGCCGACTGGGATCCGTACGCCCACACCTTCAGCCCGACTGACGTGGCCGCCATCGTCGACGACGGCGGCACCGCCCGCTACTACCGGGTCCAGAAATCCGATCACCGTCTGACCTCGAACGTCTGGCAGACGACGCACTACCTGGAGAAGTACACCGCCCCGACCCCGCTACCCGCCTGAGGACCTCATGACTGCTACCGACCTTGATCTCGACGCCCTGCTCGACGCGTTGGCGGCGCGGGCCCGGGCCCGGGCCGAAACCAAACCGATCTATAACCAGGACGGCGTCGATATCGGCCTGCGGGCCTCGACCGGGCGGCTGGTCGTGCACCCCGGGGATGTGATCGCCAGCGTGTGGGGGAACACCACCTACGATCAGACCGTCCAGGTGTACGACACTGCTGCGGCGCGCGACAGCCAGTGGCCGACCCCGAAAGACGGCGCCGTGTGTTACACGGTCGACACCGGGACGCTATGGCTGCGCCGGGCCGGCGCCTGGGTGGCGATCGGCGCCCGCTACGGGGCCCGCTACACCGCCGGGAATGTCACGTCGCCGGCGACCGCCAATACCGCCCAGCAGATCCCGCTCGGGACGATGGTTTACGACCAGGCCAGCGCGGTGAGCGGCAACGTGTACCACTGCCCGGCCGCGGGCCGCTACCTGGTGCGCGGCTCGATATCGGGAGCGGCGGTGCCGGTGTCCGCGTCGGTGCTCTGCTACCTGCGCCGCAACGGCGCCAACGATGCGATCGTGCAGGTGTTCAACCCCGTGGCCGGCCAGACCGTCATGATCCAGTCGGTGACGGTGATCATGTGCGCGGCGGGCGACACCCTCGACCTGGCCTGGCAGACCTCGGCCACCAGCATCGGCCTGCGGGCCAACGCCACCGAATCGTTTTTCGTCGTCGAATATCTCGGCCCGTCCTAAGGAGAACCTTTGTCTTATCAGGCCCAAGCCCAGTTGAGCGCGGACGGCGCCTTTATCGGCCGCTCCCAGTCGGCCGCCTCCCAGCAGGCCGCTACCTACATCAACGATGCTCGCCCCGATTTCGTGGCCGTCGCCCAGGCGGTGCTGCGCGGCGACACCGACCTGCTGGCCGCGTTCACCCGACTCGACGCCGCCGGGCCCGGTATCGCCGAGAAGGTCGACAACGGTGACGGCACCATCGACCAATCGAAGGTCACCGACGACGACCTGCTGTCACTCACCCAGGCCAACTGGCAGGTCATCGCCGGCCTCTACTTCGACGAGGAAGGAACTCCGATCAATGTCTGACGAGCAGCCCGAGATCGACTGGCCGCCACCGCAGCCCGACCCCGAGACCGAGCCGGGCGAGGATCCCGAGACTCACTTACTGCCCAACCTGGACCGGATCCGCGGGATGGATCTCGACGACCTGCGCCAGCTCGTCGAGGCCGTGCGCGACTGGGAGGGACCGCTGGTCGTCGAGTTCCGGTCGCGGGCCGCGGCCCGCCTGGCCGAGCCATGACCCTCAAACGGGTGGCCATCCCGTCGCCGAACTACTCGTCGCGCGGCGGCTCGGCGGTGAGCACGATCGTGCTGCACACCGCCGAGGGTGCTACCACCTACCAGTCACTGGGCAGCTTCTTCGCCAACCCCTCGAGCGGCGTGTCCTCGCACGTCGGTATCGATGACACGGCCAACACGGTCGGCGAGTACGTGCGCCGCGACTACAAGGCCTGGACGGCCGCCAGCGCCAACCCGTGGGCCTGCCAGGCCGAGTTGTGCGCCTTCGCCGCCTGGGACAGCGCCGAGTGGAACAGGCACCCCAACATGTTGGCCAATACCGCGGCGTGGATTGCCGAGGAGGCCGCCTACTTCGGGATCCCGATCATCGCCCTGTCCGACGCCCAGGCCCAGGATCCCGGGACGCGCGGCGTCTGCCAGCACATCAACCTCGGGAGCATGGGCGGCGGTCACGTTGACTGCGACTACGGGACCGGCAACTTCCCGTTCGGCAAGGTGCTCGACATGGCCAAGGGCGGCGCCGCCGGCCCGCCGCCGACCCCACCACCCGCCCAGTTTTTCGGTAACGGCGCCCAGGAGGACACCGACATGGCTATCTGCTCGCATCCCAACGGGAAACGGATCGACATGGTCACCGTCGCCCCGAACGGCTCGGTGGATCACTACTGGACCGATAACGACGGTGACCTGGGAAAAATGCACAAGGAGAACCTGGGCGGCGGGGCGAAAACAGTTTCGTGCTGCTGGCTCGACGACGGCCGCTTCCGGGTCGTCTGCCACGGCACCAACGACACCGTCTACCAGATCCTTTCCAACGACAACCGCTGGACGGGGTGGGCGCCGATCCCGAACACCGCCGTCGCCCCCTGATCCGATGGCCGGCGCCGACCCCGACCAACTGGTCGGCTGGTCGCGCGTCGCTTCCTACTGCCTGGGCGCCGCGGTCATCGTCGACGCCCTCGTCACCCACGCTTCGGCCGTGCAGTGGGTCGCCGGCCTGGTCCTGGTCGGGATCATCCCGCCCGAGGCCGTCATCGCCCGCCTGATCCGCGGCCACCGCTCTGAGTGACCGGGACCGCCGGGCGGTCATGCTCGCCGTGTACCTGGCCATCGTCGCCGGCTGCTTCGCCCTCGGCGAGCTCGTCTGGCTGCTCGTCCGCCTGTTCACCGGCTAGACCGCCAGGGCGGCCACCGCGGCGTAGGCGCCATCCCGGTCGAACGCCGCGTAGATCTGGGTGGTGGTCACCGACGAGTGACCCATCAGTGACGCCACCAGCAGCAGATCGTGTCTCGATGTCCGGTAGGTCTGGGTCCCGAACCAGTGGCGCAACTGGTGGGCGGTAGCGGAGATCCCGAGGCCGTGCAGGTACTGGTTCGCCCGGTGCGACACCTCCCAGGCGGCCAGCGGCCGCCCATCGGCCCGGCGCAGGACCGGCCCGGTCCGGGGGATGCCGTGGCGCTCGAGGGCGGCGGCCAACTCCGGGTGCAACGGGACCAGGCGAGTCTTGCCGCCTTTACCCTGAACCGAGATCAGCGGTTGCGGCCCGGCCCGCAGATCGTGGCGGCCCATCCGGGCGATCTCACAGCAGCGCATCCCGGCGTAGGCGGCGGCGGCCAGGATCACCGCGGTGACCGGGTCGGCCGCCTCGAGGGCCTGGCGCAACTCGGCGCCGTCGATGGGTCGGGGCTGGCCGGGCGCGAACTTCGGGCGCTGGATATCGATGGTCGGATCGACGCTGGCCCAGCCGGCCCGGATGGCCCAGGCGTAGAACGTGTGCAAGTGGGACACGTAGGCGTAGCGGCTCTTCGGGTTGATGGCCCGCCCGTCGAGAAACACCTGGATCCGTTCGCTGTCCGCCTCGAGCAGCCCGACCGGCTCCAGCCAGGCCGCGAAGTGGGCTAGCAGCTGCCGTCGCTTGGCGATCGACCCGGCGGCCAGGCCCTGCCGTTGCATCTCGAGGCGGTGCAGGCGGATCAGTTCGCCGCTGGCGCCGGCCGCTAGATTGATCATGATCCGATTGCCTCCTTGACAGGCGAACGGTCGGGGCCCGGGGGTTGTCCGCTCCCGGGCTCGCCCGAAGACTAGGCCGCGATCGCCTCCACGCTCCCAGAGCATCTATTTCTGACGGCGACCCCTGACCGTGACGGCATCCGCTTGCGCATCCGCTCCAACGCGCGCAGGTCGATCACGGGCGGGATGTCCGCCTCGCTGATCTCGAAGTCGTCGAGCTCGAACCCGTAGAGCAGGATCACCAGCGCGGCCCGACCCCGGTCCTTGCGGGTAGTCGGCGCGTCCCAGCGTCGCTCCAGGCGGACCACGCCCGATTTCGAGATGTGCGGGAACAAGATCTCTTCGACCTCGCGGAATGTGAGTCCTGCCTCATAGCGGGCCCGCTCCAGGCGGCGACCCCAAGGCTCCGGGCCCAACCTCCGCAATTCCAGGTTTGCCATGTCACGAATGATAGATCTGCGGTACTTGTTATGCAACTAGGCGCCTGCTAAGACTGGCACATGGTCCAAATCGGCGATCGTGTCAGAACAATTCGACAGGAGAACGGGCAGACCCAGGAGGCCCTGGCCCGGGCCGCCGACGTGTCGAACGGGACGATCATCCGCGTCGAGCTGGGCCGCAACATCCCGAGGCTCGACACGCTCAGGAAGATCGCCGCCGGCCTCGATGTCCCGATCGGCGACCTCCTCGAAGACGACGACCTGGACGACGACCTCGCCTCATGACCTCTGAGCGGCTGCCGTTCCGGCCTCGCAAGGTCGTGGAGCTGCGACCTCGGCCTAAGCAGAAGCTGAGCGATGCGGAGCAGGACCAGCTCGTGGCCGACGCGCCCCGGGTGGCGCGCAACACAGTGCGGGAGCTTCTTAGCGTGACCGCCGGCAACGACTTCCTCAAGGCACGCCTCTACCCGGACCCGGCCGACCCGACCAAGCTCACCCTTGTCGAGCGCACCGGCATCCCGCGCCGCACCCTGCAACGCCATCTGGCCCTGCTCGTCGACGCCGGCCTGGTCGTCTGCCAACTGACCGGGAACCGCGGCCGCCTGCCGGAGTACCGATTCCTCCGGCGCGCCGAGCGGGAGACACTGGTCCGAAAAGCGCCGAGCAGTGCCCCTCCGGCTGCCTGGGCCCGGATCGCCGACCCCGAGCTACGGGCCGACGCCCTCGAACTGTGGTCATGAGAAAGCACGCCAAAAGCACGCCATTTTGGCGTGCTTTCCACGCTCAAAAGCACGCCAAAATGGCGTGCGTAGCTTTTAGTAGAGCTTCTACCGTAGGTAGAGAAGCTCTATCTACTCACACGCGTAGGGGCGCGCGGTGACGAAACCTCGTGAGTCCGAGGCCGGATTCCAGGGCTGGGTCGTCGACCTGGCCACGCTCAACGGCTGGCGCGTCTACCACACGCTGTTCTCGAAAGGCTCCGAGGCCGGCTGGCCTGACCTGTCCCTGGTCCGCTCACCGCGGTTCATCGTGGCCGAGGTGAAAGCCGAGGACGGCAGGGTGACGCGCGATCAGTGGGGCTGGCTCGACGCGCTCTCTGCCTGCGGCATCGAAACATATGTCTGGCGGCCATCCGACCGCCCGACCATCGAACGACTACTAGCCAAGGGAGACACCTGAATGTTGGAATGGGACCGCGAGCAGCGGTGCTTGTACTGGACGCCTGACAGCCTCTGGCGTCGCCTGATCCTCTGGATCACCCGTGGCTGACATGCCACCTAACGCCGATACGGGGGGACGTTATTGCCCTGGTTGTGGTGAGCCGCTGCCGCGGGGTGAAGCACTCCCACCAGGGCACGAGAACCACCTGCCCCGCAACGTCGAATACGAGGAGGGGGGCGAGTGGCTACGACGACTAGGCCGTCGCAAAGCTTGGCAGGAAGGCGAGGTCACCGACCCGCCCGATAACGGCAAACCTGCGTCGACCGAGATCAACTCTTGGCCCGGGATGGAACGATGACCCAGAACGCCGACTATGAGGGCACCGCCGCACGCTGGCAGGAGTTCGCCCGAAAGCTGATGGATGACCTTTGCCCCATCTGTGGCGAGCGTTTCGGCGAGAACCCCCGTGAGCATGTGGCATGCCTGCTCCTGTCCCATAACGGCAGTTCTGGGTCAGGCCCGAAAGGCGGCTGATGATCGAGACGCCAGGAGCGCTCGTGCCAGACTGTTACCCGTGGGTAACAACCCCGGACAGTTGCGCCTCGAGCTGGGCGACGACAAGCACGCCCGATCCCGTCAGGGCCACGGATCCCGGGCCTGCTACATCAGCGGATGCCGCCACCCCGACTGCCTCCAGGCCAACGCCAACTACATGCGCCAGTGGCGAGCCCACCACCCCGGCTACGCCCTCAACAAGCGCATCGCCGACCGGCCCCGCAGACCGTGACCCCTAACGCCGACACTGGGGGACGTTATCGACCGCGCCTGCTCGACCTGTGCTGCGGTGCCGGCGGCGCCACCCGCGGCTACCAGCGCGCCGGCTGGTACGTGATCGGCGTCGACATCGAGCCGCAACCGCGCTACTGCGGCGACGAGTTCCACCAGGCCGACGCGCTCACCTATCTGCTGGCCGGCGTCGATGCCGTGCACGCGTCGCCGGTCTGCAAGCGGTGGAGTCAGGTGACCCGTAGCTCGCGCCATGCCGGCGAGCATCCCGACCAGATCGGCCCGCTACGTGCCCGCCTGGCCGCCAGCGGATTGCCGTACGTCATCGAGAATGTCCCGAAGGCGCCGTTGCTCGATCCGATCACGCTATGCGGATCGATGTTCGACCTTGACGTTCGCCGGCACCGTTGCTTCGAGACGAACTGGCCGCTGGCGGATCATTACTGGCCGTGCCGACACCGGATCTGGTCACCGCGCTACCCCTCGAACCGCTCCCGCCGCGATTCGCTGGCGTCGGTGATCGACGTGTCCGGCCATCAGAACCACGGCCAGACCGTGGCCGACTGGCGCCGGGCGATGGGAATCGACTGGATGACCCGCGACGAGCTCGCCCAAGCCATCCCGCCGGCATACACGGAATGGATCGGCGCACAACTACTGGAGGCGATCGCCCATGCCGCCTAACGCCGACTATGGGGGACACCCTGACCGAGTGATCGAGCGCATCTCCGAGGTCGAGTTGGCCCCGCAGACCGTGACCCGCGAACGCCGACCTATGGGCGCGTTGTGCGAGGAGTGTGGCGAGGAGCCAGCGACGTCGATCCTGGTGCTCGATGGTGTCTCGACCTTCATGTGTGAGACCTGTTTCGACTGGTGGAGGAATCATGCCCCAGCCACCTAACGCCGACTCTGTAGCGCTTATCGGATGCGATGGCGTCCGCGCATTCTCCTACTGCCTCAATCGGGCCAAGTACCGCGTCGACGGGCGCCACGCCTGCGGAGTTCACCTGGCACAGCTGGTCAAGGCCGCCCTCTTCATGACTCCACCCGGCGAGTTCGTGAAGGTCGAGAGCCTGTCCCCCAACGGCAGTTTGATGGCACCCCCGTCCGGTGATTGATGGCCCCCCGTAGTTCCAAGGTGGGCACCAGGATCAAGTACCGGGACCCGTCCTACCGTAGGGCCCGGTCTGCGTGGGCTACCCGGGTGGCGAGCGGGGGGGTGGCCTGCCATCTGTGCGGCCAGCCGATCGTCGGCGCCTTCGACCTGGACCACGTACGGGGTGGTGGTAGGGGGGGGGCCACCCTGCACCCTGCTCATCAGTCGTGCAACAGATCTGAAGGCGGCGCGTGGCGCGGCAAGAGACGGCTGGCCTGGGGCTCGAGCGGTTGAGCGGGAACGCGATCGGGTTTCTTGTCGGGGAAGTCGAAGGGAG